TCCGTCGTTCGTCGTCTTGTACTTGACGGGGATAGCGCCGACAGACACGGAGTCCAGGGCGCCCATCTTCAGGAGTTCGAGCGCATCGTCGCCGGCGCGGGTCGGCGCGATCTTCGCCTCGAACATGAGACCTTCGTCGGTTGACGCGAGAGCGGTCACCTTCCCGATGACGCGAGTGTCGTCGTGGAACTCCAGAAGCTTGACGGACGTCGGGTCCTCGGCGATCGCGCCCTTCTCGAAGACGACGGACTCGCCTCCGCTCAGGATCGCCTGAGTGTCCCAGGGGACCGCGAGTCCGGTGATCGTTCGCTTCGGTTCGCCGTCAGGAGCTGCGGCGTCGAGCGTGACGAGTTGGGCGGTGAGACGGATCATGCGTCCTCCATGTCAGGCGCGCGAACGTTCATGTCGTCCTCTACGCGGACGTCTTCCATGATCTCATTGTCGTAGATGTACTCTTCGAGATCGAAGTGAACGAATCGCCCGCGGGGCAGAATGTTATTCATCGACAGCGTTTCCTGGATACAGTCGATGTACTGGCGGGCGCCGAAGATCAACAGATCTTGGCGGGCCTGCTGGGCGTTCGAGTAGGTGAACGATCCAGGTACGCCGATACCGAGCAGATACGGCGGGATGCCGGTATGACGCGAGAGTTCGAGCGCCTGGAACTGGCGAGATTCGACGAGCTGAAGCTTCGACGGATCGGACGAGAACTCTTTCCAGGTGACCGCCGAGTTCAGGGCGCCGACGGCGGAGACGCGACGGGCGTTCGCCCAGGCTGCGGCGAGCTCGCCCAGATCCTCGCTCGACATCGGTTCGGAGGTGTCGGTCTGCTGAAGATAACCGGCTGCGATCTCGGTTGACGCGAAACGATCCGCGGCCTGATCGAGTTTGAGAGCTGTCGAGATGGAGCGGGCGCCGATGTAGATCAGGCCCTGGGTCGGCGCGATGAACTGGATCGTTTCGTTCGGGTCGATCTCGACGCCGTTAAACAGAACCTGTTTCGAGAAGCCGAACCATTGCGGGCCTGCCTGATCGAGGAACGACACGCCTGCCTGGGGGAGCCACTGGAACGAGAGGGGACGTCCGGTCGCCTGGGAGCGTGACGTCACGAACCAGGTCGCGCGGCCTCGCATCATGAGATCCGTGACCGTCTGCGACATGATGAAGTTTCGGGTCACGGTCGGGTCGGGCTGAACCATCCACGGTTCGAGTTCGAGATAGATCTTCTCGTACTCTTCCCCGCTCCACTGTTCGGTGTAATGCTTCAGCTTGAGACAGCCGACGACCGAGGCGATCATCTGGATTGAGCGGGCGATGGTGGGGACGGAGAGGGCGAGTTCCTCAGTTCTCCCGACCGAGTAGCTGTAGAACTCGCCGATCCCCGCCTGGGTCGCGCTCGAAGCGGCAGCTTTCAGAGGAGAAGAGCCGAACGCCGCCTCCTGTTTCTTTCCGCTGAACAGACCCACGGTCCGGAGTCTCCCACCGTTTCCGAGCGATGTCTACGAGGGTCAGTAGGCCGCCATAGCGGGACGATTCTTCGATACGGGCCGCGACGCGAGGCTGATCGCCCAGACGGCGCATCGGGCCGCCTCGATCGGCCCTGGCGACTTCTGCGATGAGAGGACGGATGTCCCGCTCGTCTTGACGGCGACGGCGCGTCCCAGGTGCTCGGCGAGCGTGACCGATCCGTCGTGAGTGACCTTCCCTTCGACGATCATCGACCGGACGAGCGAGGTGTACTTCACGAGCTCGGCGTAGCCGACGATCTGGGTTCGTTTCGCGTAGGCGGGCGGAAGGTGGATCTCTAGCGACGGGGTGACGGCGAGCTTCAGGAGGGGCTCCTCCATCTGGCGGGCGACCTCGGCCCAGAGGGCGGTCTCGGAGTCGACGACGAACGCGAGCTCGACGCGCACGTTCGGCCCGTCGGCGATCGCCCTAATCCCGACATACCGCGAATCGTCGAGGGACGAGTCGACGGCGAGGATCCCACCAGGCGGGGTCGGGTCGCTTGAGCGGCACTGCTCCCAGATACCGGACGGTAGCCAGGACTGGTTCGCGGCGATGAACAGGTTCAGGTGGGCGCGGAGGAAGGCGTTCCGATCGGGTGAGTCGTGAGCTGCTTCGAGAGCTGACATGGAGATCGTTTCGCCGAGCGCCGGATTCGCCCAGGCCCACCAGGTCCGGTCGTCCAGGTTCACTCCAGGCGGAGGACTCCAGGAGGCGTAGTAGAGGCGCGACGGGCGTTTCATGTCGATCGAGGCGGTCGCCTGGGAGATCAGGCGGAGCATCGCGACCGAGCTCTCGTCTCCGGCGGTCGACCACATGGAGAGGAGCGGATTCTTTCGCGCGATCTGCGAGGGCCGGTAGGCGTCGAACAGGACCGACGGCGACACGGCCCAGAGCTCGTCGACGACGATCAGATCGTTACTCGATCCGTGAGCGTTCGATTCGGTCGCAGCTGCGACACTCCAGCAGGACCCGTCGGGAAGGTCGGCCCGCATCCGCCCATAGGCCCAGGTGATCTTCGCGCCGAACTGGGCCTCCAGGATCGGAGCGATCTCACGGAACAGGGCGGTCGCTCGGTCGAGCTTATGGGCAGTCGAGAGGACCTGCTGGGGTCGCCCGCGTAGAGCTGCGAACTCGGTCACCCACCAGCCGAGCAGGGCCTGGCAGCCGACCGTCTTCCCGTTCTGTCTTCCGCAGGTGACCAGACTCTCGCGGAACTCCAGATCGCCGGAACCGTCGTGGCGGAGCTGACCGTCGAGAGCGATCTTCTGCCACTCGAACATGGACCGGCCCAGGTGCCGTTCCGCCCAGGCCGCGACCGAAGGCCCGAAGCTGTGCTCCCCCCGCTGGGGCGTTTCGATCCGTGGCTGAACATGACGCGAATCCGAACCTGGTCCGTCTCGATGCGAATCAGTTCCGCCTGGTTCCGACCCTGATCCTTCGTGGATAGACGGAGAGTGGGGGCTCGGGGTGAATCGTTGGGCGTTTGGAAAACTTTCTGAGCTTTCGTTTCGCGTTTGGATGCGGAGGGCGGTCTTTCGGTTGACGTAGCGGGCTCCTCGGGAGGCGTTACAGGAGGCGCAGGAGCCGACGATCATCGTGATGTCGAATGGGTCATCGCATCGGTCGACCTCGATGAGGTGGTCGGCCTGGGTGGAGGGTTTAACCTGGCACCAGTGGCAGATCGGTTGGGCCTCGATGATTTGCTTCCTGATTGCCTTCCAGCGGGCGGTTCCGTAGATGGGGTTTCCTGCCATTAGCCGATCCCGTCGCCGTTACAGGTGGGGCAGGTGACGATGGTGTCGTCGTCGACTGTCTTCCCCTGTCCGTGGCAGTGTCCACAGAGGCGAGCCCTGGGTGTCTTACTAGATGCCAACTTTCTTTGAGTCTTTAGTAATTCAGTCTTTCGTAATACGTCGGCATTTTCCCCACGGGGATTATCCCTCTGAGGTGGTGGACATCTGTCCACAGAATCCCCAGGGTTTCCCACAGGCTGAGGCGTGTCGAACACTTCGGTTTCGTACTGCCAGCGTCCGGCCTGATCCTGGTATCGGCGCGTCCGAACATACCCTCGGCGCCGCAGCTCTACGAACGCGGTCCGGATCGCGTCCAGACCCTCCTTCTTCACGGTCGCCAGATGGGCCGTGGAGGTCCGCCAGTCGTCCGGCTTCGAGAGGATGTAGATCAGGACGCCCGTCGCCTTAAACGACAGCTCAGGATCGGCGATCACCTCGTTTCGGACGACCGTCCAGTTCGTCTCAGGTCGCGGTGTCCTGCGGATCATCGGGCCACCTCGCGCAGGATCGCGGTCTCATCGGTCCATCGGGTGCCGTAGATGCTCACGATCTCCCAGCCATAGTCGCGGGGCCGGATGAACAGGACCGCCGTCCAGATAGGGCGGTAATACTCTTCCGAACGTTCCTCGTTCGGTATGTCCGATCGGACTTGATACTCCAGCGGTCGGATCGGTTGGTGCCAGGGATGGTTCATGTTCTGCTCCTTGATAGTCGGTTGATGATTTGGGGAAGGTCGGACGGATACCAGACGTAAGCCTCGGCTCCAGCTGCGATCAGGGTTCGGACCCAGGCGACCTGACCGGCGGACAGGCGGCCCTTCTCCTTCTTCAGCTCGGCGAAGATCAGATCGCCGTCAATGCCACGAGACAGGACGAGATCGGGAAAGCCGGCGTCGCCCTGGATCGGTGTCGCCCATCGCCCAGGGCGGATCTGGGCGGGCCTGAAGTGAGCCACCTTCCATCCGCGGAGGCGGGCGATCTCGATCACCTGACTCTGAAACTCGCTCTCGGTCATAGAAGCTCATCTATCGAGTGAAGGTGAGTAAACGGAACTAACCACTTCCGCCACGAATCGACCCAATACTCGTCGGTCGCGATCTCGGCAAACGAAGCCCAGCCGACCAGGGTGACGACCCGAGGATCCATGCCGACCCAACAGAGGATGTACGGCGTAAAGGGCTTATGACCGAGCTTCTGATCGCGTTCGGCGACGATCAGGTTCCGATTCTTTGTCGTGGACTTCACCTGGTATGGGCCGACATCGGTCGCCCGAGGGTCATAGATGCGATGGGAGGTGACCGGATGTCCGGTGACGCGAGAGACCGCGATCTCCCCAAGCATCCCCAGCAGATGCCAGCGCAGCTGATCGTCCTCGGAGGCGCCCTGCTTCCCTAAGTGCTGACGTCTGTTCTCTAGCGCCCGACGACGCTGATCGTGAGCTTCCTCGATCGCGAACTGGTACTCGTCGCGGGTTAGCTCGACGCGCATCAGAACGGATCTTCGGTCTGGGCCTGCTTCAGGCGGTCGATCTCGGCGGACGCTTCACGCTTGGAGAGCGCTCTCGGGTCGCCCTGATACTTCAGAGCGCGGAGGAGCTTCAGCTGAGCGTCAGACGGGCCGTCGCCGGACGGGGCGGGCGCATGGCCCATCCGGACGACCTTCTCCATCTCCTCGCGAGACGGACGCTTAGACGCCTGGAACGTCCAGTTAGCTAGGGCGCGTCCTACGGCGCTCGTCTCGCACACTTCGACATGGCTTGTCGCGTTCACGCCGCGATCGGTCTTCTCCTCGTGGGCGTAGCCGGTCGCGGTCGGGTTCGGGTCGTCTCGATGCCGGTAGACGTCGGCGCGGAACAGGACGGTCGTGTCGGTGAGCTTGACGAGCTCGGTGAAGATACGTCCCTCGGGATGCGCGGCCCAGAACAGGGCCAGACGCTCCTCGACGGTCGCATAGGCGGACAGATCAAATCCCACGGCGACGCTCCTCTGCTCGTTCCTGGATGCGAACCAGGTTCTGAAAGTGTTCGGCTTTGTAGCAGGGGAAGCACCAGACCGCCCAGGAGGACGGCGAGAAGTGGAAGATCTGCTCTCCGGCGAGCGGTGCTCCACAGCGACAGCAGGCGCCCGCGGTGGGCTTCGCGATCTCGGTCCTGTCAATCATTAAAGCCTCCCAGGTTCAGGCGGACGAGCGTGTCGGCGGTCGTCTTCGTCATGGCGGACGGGACGACATCGAGAGACGTCAGGCAGTAGGCCGTTTCGTAGAGGGCGCGTCGTAGCTCTGCGCGATCCTGGCGAAGCTGCTCCACGAGGCGCGAGAGCGACAGGATCACCTCGGAGGCGCGATTCATGAGCTCGGTGTCTGGGTCGATGGGGTCGGTCATCGGATTATCCTTCCTAGTCGGGTTTCCCGAGACGGTAGCGGATGGGTGTAGCAACATGGTGGAGGCGCGATCGTTCGCGTTCGGTAGTCCCTCCCCAGATGCCAGGCAGGGACCGGTCAGGGAAGGTCATCGCATAGGCGAGACAGGCTTCGCGGACCGGACAGGCTCGGCAGACCTTGATCGCCTGCTTCGCCTGCTGGGCGCCGAGGCGCCCTGGCTGAGGGAAGAAGATGTCGGTCGGGAGGGTCTGGCAGTCCGCCCGTGTCATCCATTCGGGCTGGAAGATGTTCAGCATGGACGCGACCAGGGTTCCCATCCGCAGCCGCGGTGTATGTCGTGCCAGCGCCAGATTTCTAAACCCATCGCGAGATTCAGACGGGGGTCGAGGACGTTCTCCCAGGGGCCGAAGTAGCGCTCGAACTCGTCGCGCCAGACGCGGTTGATCTGTAGCAGACCGTGATCGGGCGATGTCTTGTTAATGAGATGAGGCTGACAGCGGGACTCGCTCCAGATCTCATAGAGCAGGTTCTCCAGCTCCTCCACGGGCCAGCCGACATCAAGCGCGAGCGACGCCCATTCCTGGCATGGAACCGACGGGTCGAGGATCGGGACCGCGAGGTCCGCCTGGAGCGCATCGTGAGCGGTGGTGGTGGTAGCCGCGATCGTCGTGGTGGTGGTGGTGGTGGTGGTTGGGGTGCTGGGGACCGGCGTGATGACGACGGTTCGGGGAGTGGGTTCGGTGACGACGGCGGGCGCCGTCTGCGGGCCGTCTTCGACCATCCGATGGATGATCTCGTTTCCGGCGATCAGGGTCATCAGGGCCATTCCGGCGATGACGAGCAGCTGCGGGATTCTTGTATTCATGTTTCCTCCAGGGTCGGCTGTTGGTGCCGACGGTCTACCGGATCGGTGTCGGGAGGTGGTGGATCAGGCGAAGAGAGCCTTCCAGGTGACCGGCCCGACGATGCCGTCCGCGGTGAGTTTCTGCTCGGTCTGCCATGCGCGAACGCCGGCTTCGGTCTGCGGACCGTACTTCCCGTCGTCGGCGAGGCCGAGCGCCCGCTGGATCTCCTTCACCGCCTGACCGGTCGAGCCTCGCTTCAGAGGACGTCCAGGGTACTTAGGCGCCGATGGAGCCTGCGGGACGCTGGAGGCGCTCTGAGAGCCTTCTGAGAGCCTCTGGGCGATCGGGGTGATGTCTGCCCAGCGGTCGGGATGGGTTTCGACGTGGATCCAGTCGTTACCGGCGCCAGGGCTCTTGTCGACCCAGCCTCGACCGGCCTCCCAGTAGCGGGTCCTCTGGTACAGGTGGATCCGCTGGATTCCGAGCTCGGCGGAGTTCTCGATCAGCCAGGGCAGAACATCGGCCTCGACGACCGCGAGCCCAGGTCCGCCGTGACGCTCGCCGTACCCGAGATCGACAGCTGCGCCGAAGGCGTGACTTGACCAGGAGGTCCCACCGCGAACCGGACGGACGACGTAACAGCCGAGGTTCTTCATGTTCCAGCGGGCGCGAAGCTCGGCGGAGAGGAGGAGCAGGTTCGGCGACGCTTTCGTAAACGGGGCGCCAGGGGTCCGACCTCGGTTCCAGGAAACGAACGATGACGCGACGGTCATACGGTCTCCACGGGCCAGGTGAGCACCCAGACGCCATGAGTACCGGACGGGACGATCGCCCATAGCTCCTCGTTCGGCGGGATCTCGACCGTGAAATTCGTGTTGTTGTCGATCTTGATTCCCGACGTCGTGGTGACGTCCGAACCGCCGACATGAATGTCGTTCCCGTCGGGCCGCAGGACGATAGTCCGAGGCTCATTGACCGCAGCTGCGACGATCTTGACAGCAGTCGTGGTGACGGTCGTTCGCGTCGAGATCATGAGTGGTCCTCCGGTTTGTCTTTGTCTTTGAGTCCGTTCGATGCCAGGACGCCGGAGAGGGCGCCGGTCATGAACAGGACGAGCGGGTTTAGGGTCGCCCAGGCGCTCTCGTCGTTCGGTGAGACGTCGAGGGGCTGAACGACGAATAGCAGACCGTAGAGGAGTGCGCCGACGGACATCATGAACGTCAAGCCGAGGCAGATCCCAATGGCGAGGATGAGCCGGGCTTTGATCTCGCTGTTGGTGTAGCGCTTCATGGGGTGGTGGCTCCTGTGTGGGTGTCGCACCGGGGTGCGGTCGGGAGGGTCTGGCAGTTGTCGCGGGTGCGATCGGAGCATCCGGCGACGACCCAGATCGCGACGGCCCCGAGCAGGGCGACGAGGATGGCGGCGGCCTTCATGGCTGGAAGTGGTTGCTGTTGTAGACACCTTCGGCGACCCATGCCTCGTATTCCTCGTCGGTCATGAGTCGTTCGGTGTCGTCGACTTGGATGTACACCGAGTCTTGGGGGTACAGGGTCTTGTATTCCTCGGGGGTCATGAGAGTCCGTTCTTGTAGCCGTAGACGCGAATCGTGCCACCGGTCATGGTGCCTGTTCCGGGGATCAAAGTGAAGTCGGTATAAGCCGCCGCCACGTTGTGATACCCCATGTAAGCACTCATGTCTCCACCACCTGTTGTGGCACCATAGATGTACCGAGCCGACATGAAGCTTCGCTTGGTCAGATTGGGCGCGTACACGTTGAAGTCCATCATTATCGAATCAGTTGTCCCGACTCCAACGCTTGTCCATGACGCTACGTTGTTCTGCGATGCGGCAACGCTGGCACCTAGGAAGGTGAGCGATTGACCTGCTTGGTAATAACTTGCCGCAGACGCGCCAAGACGTACACCGATTGCGGTCGCGACGGACGTAACACCACCAGTCACGGTAATTAGGTAGTTGTCGTAGGTGCTTGAGAAGGCTCCGGTCACGGTCACCGACGACACGGCTGTGCCGATGGTCTGCGTCTTGACCAGCCACAAGCCGACAGCATTCATGTCTGTTGCCGCCAAAACGTCACCTGATGCGAATGAAGGGTAAGTCATGGTTACGCCAATCTGTTGGTGTCTAATACGCCGTAGGTGGATGAATCTAACTGGAACGACTGATTATCAACGCCTGCCACTAACGTCAATTCTATTCGAGTGTCGGACGGGGTGGCGTAGATTCGGCGGCCTGTGTTGACCGTTTGGAACGTCGCCGATGAAGCCATCCCGGCACCCTTGTAGGTGATCGCCTGCCGGTTCCAGACGGCGCTGCCGGACGACAGTAGACGGATGAAGGCTTGGAGTGCTGCGCCGTCGTCGACTGCTCGTGCTCGAAGCAGTTTGTAACTGGTTGTGATGCGGTCGGGGATGTAGCGGACGGTGCCGTACCGGTTGG